TCATAGTAACCTCAGCGTCTGGCCGTCATTGATGTTCAGCGTGCCGTCCACCGTCTCGACCAAATCCGTGCCCGACAAATACACGGTGATCTGCACCCGCAGACGGCTCGCCTCCCGTTTGCCCGGCTGGATAATGACGTCCCTGAGCAGCGCCCGGGGCTCATGGCGCAGAATGCTTTCTTCGATGCGGTTGTGGATGTTGGCCAGCAGTTCATCGGTGACATTCTCAAAGATAAAGTCATGCATGCCCCCGCCATAGCTCTCACGCATAATGCGTTCACCCGGCTCAGTCATAAACAGCACGCGCAGACTCTGCATCACTGCCTCAACGCCCGCCGTCAGGGACACGCCCGTGTCGGGGGAAAACCGGGGCGGAAATGACCAGCATTGCCCCAGGGTCGCTGTCAATATGTCGTTACTCATAGCAACCTCACCGTAATAGGTTATTTTTTCATGTTAATTTTCGCGCTGGTGATCTCCACCTGCCGTTTACCGTCGATAGACAGGTTACCGTCAGCCTGCAGACCCAACGTATCGGCCTGCAGCTGCAAGGCGTTCGGCGTGCTCACGACAATATCTCCCTCGCCGGTTAAGGTGAGCGTATTGCCCCCCGCCATCAGCCTCAGCGTTTTCTCGTCGGTATCGATCATCAAGGCCTGTGTCTGGTCGGCTTTATTCACGATCAGCCCCTTACGATTGTTCTTTTCATCCGGCGGGATCGGTGCGGTATTTTTCGGATTGTGCATCGCACCGAGGATTATCGGGTAACGCGGATCGCTGTCGATAAACCCCACCACCACTTCATCACCGGGTTCCGGGTAAAAACAAAAACCACTCGCTTTACTGGCCCAGGGCTTACTCAGGCGGGCAAAAATCCGCGAATCGGGCAGATTCAGGGCCGGCAGATGAATGGCGATCCGATCCAGATGCAGGGGATCGGCGGTAAAACCCGCTACCGTGCCAATATGCAGCGACCGGACCGGTGGCGCAGGCTCGAGCATTGACGCCGACAGCCCGATAACCAGCTCGCTGCGCCAGCCATTCTGCGTATCAAACAGCTGATTGACCCCGCTCAGCATCGCCGTGCCGTCCAGCCCCGCCCCAAACCCGCTCAGGGTGACGCTTTCGCCCGGCGCGAAGTCTCGGGTCCCTGCCAGCACAATATGGCCCTGTACACCGGCCATTTGTTGATAGTTCAGCCAGGAGCTCGACAGGGTTTTGAGCGTGGCTTCAGGCAGCATGCTGAACGCCAGGGCGTAGTCTTGCCGCCAGGCGGAGGAGTGGCCAGTCTTGTCCGCAGGTTGCCAGGGCCGAAACGCGCCGGCCGGGCTTTTTTGCACCGGCGTGAGCCGCTGTGCGGCAATATCCCACCCCTGCAGTGACAGGCTGTCCGGCGTAAAACGGTTATCAAAGCTCAGGTTGACTTCATACAGCGTATAGTCGCGGCTGTCGCGGGCAAGTGTCCGTGAGGCCGTTGCCGCGTCGGCCAGCGGGCGGATCACCACCGTGTCGCTGGCGGCATCGGGCAGCAGCCAACAATTGGTGGACAGCAGCCGGCTGCGAATAAACTGCCAGTCACTGAGACGAAACTGGATCAGCTGATCGTGCTGGCTGCTCAGCTGCGCCGCCGCGTTTTGCGTCAGTTTCACTCCCGCAGACTGCAGCAGCCCCTTCAGAACGGTGCTGTCATCCTGCTGACGAAATACCCGGCTATGGGGCAAAAACGTCAGTTTCTGCAACGCGTGGCGGGCTTCCAGCCTCACGGACCAGTCTTTCCCCTTCAGCTGCATCTTCTTTTGCACCAGATAACCGTCGAAAATCGGCGTGTTATCCCGGGCAATCACCACGCGCGCGCCCAGGGTAAAACGACTGACTTCGCGTTGTACCGCGTTATCCGCCGCGCCATGATTATCCGTGGGAATACGCAGCTCCAGCTGCGCCAGCGGGATCTCATTGATCAGCTGCTGTACCCGCAAACGACGGATCCCCAATGTGCTCGGCTTGCCCGCAATGTCCAGAGTGATGTGGCTCATGCCTCCTCCCCTTTCGTCGCCCGCAGCAGGTCTCCGGGCTGAAAATCATCCAGATTATCCAAATCGTTATCCCAGGCCAGCGACAGGTAATCGACGCTGCCGGCCAGCGCCCCGCCGGCGCTGAGCGCCAGCAGCGGCAGCGAGGCCAGATCCGGTACGCTGACCAGTGCGCGATCGGGAGCATTTTTCGCCTTAAGGGATTGCTGGATCACAAAGCTCTCATCCGCGACGAGACTTAAACGCACGCTGGCCCGTAGCGGTGTGGCATCACGATCGAACAGCGTGTAGGTGACCGACAAATCACGGGCGCGGCCGGCAAACCACCCTTTATTCTCCCAGCGCATTTTTCCCCAGGTGATGCGCAAAAAGTAAGGTGACCCGGTGGCCGCATCCACGGCGCAGAGGGATTTCAGCATCGCCAGCTGCGTCTCTATCGGGGTGGTATTCCCGGGCATCTGGCTGTCAAACAACAAGGTCAGGTTGAGGCCGACCGGCTCGGAAATCACATAGCGGTTGCTTTGCGACGCCGTGTTGATGGTATTTTCGGTGTCAAACCGCGTCTGATAATCCAGCTGGATCGTCTCCGGGTTATACATCGCGCTCATGCTGCCCGCAGGGATTTTCCCTTCGCGATCTTTCCAGGCGTTGAGGGTCAGTTTCGACAACCCCCGTTCAAGTAAGCTCACTGACGCCCCCTTTCAAGCAGCTGCTCCAGCACCTCTTGTTTAATCCTCTCCACCCACCGTTGCTCGTCCCACTCACGGTGTGGCGCAAACGGCAAGGGCGATGCAGAAGGCGCAGGCTCGGTGACCTCAACCTGCACGATCAACTCCCGAATTTCGACGGTCATAGTTTTATCCCCAACATGCGCATATCCTGATAGCGCAGCTCAAGTGTATTAATGAGCACGGTGTTACTGTTCGCATCCAAATCGCCCATCTGCCAGCGCACCGGCAGGGCATGGCTCAGCGTCCAAGTGGTGACCGGTAATGAACGTTCATTCAACAACATGATCACCACGTTGGCCCACTGCGTGCTTTCCCGGCGCAAGACGCGATCAAACTGCAGCGTCAGGGGTGAGGCATTCATCACCCCCCGCTCCAGCACCAGGCTGCCGTGATTAACCTGCTCGGCCAGCCAGAGGTTGCGCGCGTTCTCGCCCCCTTCCCGGTGCAGGCTCACCTCCAGTGTGCGCGACAGGCCGGAGACGCGCTGGAACGCGATATCAAACGGACTGGGAATGTTGTTAAATAAAAAATTGACGATAAAACGATGCGCCACGACCGGCATATTTGCCATCATCTCTATATGAACGCATCCCGTTTGCAAGGCTTCCGTGGTGTTGACGTTGACGGTAGGTTGCAGCTCTATATCCGGCCTTGTTGCAGCCGGTGCTGCGGGCCTCGATGAGATGCGCTGACTCACGCCTTATTCTCCTGGCGAGCTTTAAGCTCAACACGCAATTCAGGTTTAGTGAGTCCCGGTCTTACCTGTCGTTGTCATCACTACGGCTGCCCACGCAACCTTTCAGCATTCACCCTTCGGTTAAAAGAGTTAGTGTCTTGCCAGCGTCTCTCTTTCAGTACTGTCTGACGCTGACGTGTTTTTTGTCGTAGACCCGGTCATGAGCCACCAGGGCCCACACCGTACGCGCTATCTTGTTGACCATCCCCACCACGGCGACGCTGGTTGGCCGTCTTTTCATCAGCTCCGTCACCCACGGATTGGGTTCTTTCGCCACCAACGTGGCCGCCCTGGCCCCATGGATAAACAGCGTCCGCAGATAGGCATCACCGCGCTTGCTGATACCCAGAGCCGTACCTTGCCACCGGTGCCCGTTTGCTTTGGCACCAGGCTGATGTAGGCCGCGAACTCCCTTCCCGAGCGGAAAGTTCCCGCATCGCCCATAATGGCGACTGCTGCAGTGGCGACCAGCGGGCCAACGCCCGGGATTTGCATGTTCCGCTGACAGGCTTCATTCTGTTTTGCCCAGGCGGCAAGCTGTTTTTCGATACCCTCTATCTGCATATCAAGGTCACTGAGCCGGCGGTACTGGTCTTCAATCTGGTAAATCAGGAACGGCGGCAGCTTTTCCTTCAGACGTTCAAGTACCTCTGGCATTGCCTTGTCCAATGCCGAGCCGCCCCTTGCGCACCGTTTCGCCGCCATCCAGATAGCACGGGCATCCATGACGTCATTTTTATTGCCCATCACGAACGCCTTGACGAATTTGCCCTGGAGTAACCTGACCTTATGCCCCAGCTTTTCCAGCTCCCGCGCCCAGTGCTGGGGGCCTCCGCAGGCTTCCATACCAATCAGGCAGGGTTCACGGTTGCTGAAGTATTCCAGCAGGGCATCGCGCTTTATCTGCTTGTCGATAACTTCACCGGTATGCTCATCAATGAAGTGAACCTGCATCAGATGTTTTGCGATATCGACGCCAGCAGGGATATATTTCATCTCGTGGATCCTCCAGTTATGAGAGCTTCATGTATCCCGTATTGGGCACCATGATGCCGGAAGTCTGCGAGGATCCACACCTACCTGCCGACCTCTTCGCCGCGCTCAAATAGTTGGGAAGTGCTCATCATATTTCCACTGCTGTTGCTGCGCCATCCCGCATATCCAACGTCAGGTTGACCTCGATAAACTCCGCGGGGGACAGCAGCGCCAACTGAACCCTGACGATCATTTTGCCGGCGGCGATCTCTTCCGCAGACATGGTTTCGTTCAACCCGACGCTAAGCGTGAAAGCTTCTTCTTCTACCGTGCCGTAAAACGCCCCGGCCAACCATTGCTGCCGTAACCATGTCCAGACCTGGCCTTTAAGCTTCATCCAGGTCAAGGCATTATTCGGCTCAAATAAGAACGCGCGCGCCAGCTTGCTCAACTGCGTTTCCACGCTGTTTACCAACAAACGGGTCTGAATATAGCGCCAGGGAGAGGTTTTATCATTCAACAACGTACGACAGCCCCACAAACGCACACCTTTTATCGGGAAACTGCGGATCAGATTGCAGGCTGCCCCTTGCTGATTCAACAAGACCTGCGACTGAAGAATATCTCTGGCGGGCCTGAGGGTTTTTGCCAGCTGAATATTAGCCGGCGCCTTCCAGACCCCATGTACCGCGGCACTGTGCTGAATGGCGGCCGCCACTGCCGGCAACGGCGACAACATAAGATACGTATTTACCCCATCCGCCTTAATGGCATAATGGGTTTTCAGGCGTGGCCACCAGGCCGCACCGTTCTGACACAAATCGGCTGAAAACGAACCTTCCGTTAACGCATTGGCCTGAGAAGGCTCTTCCGGCAGTTCAAGCAGGGCAAAACGCCGCCGCCTCTGGCGGCACAACTGCAGTAACGCCTGCCAATATTGATACCAAAGCGCGGCAACGTCGGTGTTGGCCCTATTCGTGAGATCGTTTAACTCACTCATTTCCGGGGCCAACAGCAAACCGGTATGGTTATCGGTAGCAATCGTTTCCATCATTTCCGGGCTTTGCAAAGCAGCAACCAACGCCTGTAAGCGGCGGGCATCGTCTTTATCCCCTTCGCCCAGAGAGAGCACATAGCACCCCTCTCCGTCATTTTCAAAAAAGTGGCGCAGGGCGTACGCCAGTGTTCCACGCTCGCCAAACAGGGACACTGCTTCGGTCAGGGAACCCACACTGCGTGGCACCATCGCCTCTGTTGCATTCACGCCTGAGGCCGTATAACCAATAAACAGCGGTACCGTTACCGGATCGCTGGCCGAAGCTGGCATTAACAGGGTTTCGTCAAGCGAAACCCCAGGATTGACCATTGCCATCAAGGGATCCTTATGAGTTAAGGGCATGAAGAACCGCATGCCCCTGACCGGCTACTGCGACATATCTTGGGTAAACTGCAGAATAATGAACTCCGCTGGCCGGACGGCGGCCATGCCCACCTGTACAATCATTTTCCCCTGATTGATGTCATCCGCCGTCATGGTGAGATCTTTGCCAATCCGGACAAAGTAAGCCTCGTCGGCTTGATTGCCGCTCAGCCCGCCTTGTTGCCAGAGCTTGTACAGATAGTTTTCAATCGCCGTTTGCACCCGCTTCCAGGTCAGTTGATTGTTGGGTTCGAACACCAGGCTGCGCATCGCTTTTTTGATATCCCGCTCGGCGGCGTCAAACAGCCGGCGCACCGGAATATAGCGCCAGTTGTCATCATCCTGCAGCGTTCGCGCGCCCCACACCACTACACCTCGACCGTTGAAATAGCGGATCACGTTAACCCCCGCAAGATTCATGGCCCCCTGCGCATCATCCGTTACCCGAACGCTGACATCACTGGCACCATTCAGTACCACATTGGCTGGGGCTTTCCAGACACCACGCTCACGGTCGGTTTTACAGTAAACCCCGGCCATCAGGGCAGAAGCCGGCACGGTGAGCGAAGTATCAACAGCGGCAATCAGTGCAGGATAATAAACTGCAACATGAGACGATTTCCCGAGGCTGGAGGGCACCTTCCCATCATCGCTATCAGCCAACAGAAAATACCCGCGATCCTTATCAAGCAACATCTGCAACGCGCCGTAAACCTCCTCTCTATACGCCTTGTCATTTTCAGGCACCGCAAATAAGATTATTTCCCCCACGCTCTCGATCTGTTCAGGCAATGTGTTGAGTTCATTACTTTCTTTCTTCGCCTCCGCCATCGCCAGCACATAGCATGCGCCACCGCCATTCTGAAAATAAAGTTTGATCGCCTGATATGCTGTAGTGGGTTTGTCCCCATCAGTAAACAGTTGCGTAAAGCTAAGCCAATTACTGATACGGATAATACCGCCGGAGTCGTTGCCGGCAAGCGGTGTAAAACGGGCAATAAATAATGGGATGGCGGTCGCCCCCTGGTTGACTGAAATAGCCGGAGACGCGTCTTCTTCAATATAAACGCCGGGAGCAGTGGTCACTGTAGCCATAGTTATCTTCCTTCAGTAAATTATTGAGCGATGTTTTGACTGAACTGCAGAATAATAAATTCAGCAGGCCGCACAGCGGCAAGCCCTACGTTAATGATCATTTTCCCCTGGCTGATATCAGCATCCGTCATGGTGATCCATCTGCCAATATGCACAAACCAGGCCTCTTCTTCCTTATTTCCAAGCAACGCCCCCTGCTGCCACAGGCGGTGAAAATAGTTATCCACTACCGCTTTCACCCTCTGCCAGGTCGGTTGGCTGTTGGCTTCAAACATCCAATTGTTCAGCGCCAGCTGAATCTCCCGTTCCACCATGCTGAACAGACGCCGCACCGATATATAGCGCCAGCTTTCGCTGTCTTCCAGTGTACGGGCCCCCCAAGCCACGGTCCCCAGTTCAGGGAAAGTGCGGATCATGTTCAGCGCTTTACCCTGGGTAAAACGGCCCTGTAACTCATCACTGACGGGGAATGCGGGGGTAATGCCACTCATCGCCGCACCGGCAGGCGCTTTCCAGACGCCGCCGGTGCGGTCGGTTTTAGCGATGCTGATTGCCGCAATAACACTGGGGGGAAGAAGCTCAGTTGATTTGTCCGAACGAAACCACGGATACCAGGTTCCGGCATAAGGCGAAGCGGGATAATCGGCGGTGACATCGGCAGAAACAGCATCTGGCGCTATTTTTTCCTTTGGGCCATCAAGCAACACAAACCGATTTTTCCCTGGGCCACATAGCGTTGAAATGAGAGGAATAAGCTCACCATTCCAACCATGAGACACAACCAAAGTCACATCATCCATAGTCGCAATTTTTGCGACCTCCGGATAATCGATCAGATAGCAAGCACCGCCACCATGGCTGAACCACAGATATAATGTATTGTAGTACCTCGCGTTCCAGTTTTCCTTGGGAACGACTTTCTTGAAGTCGTCCCAGGATTTGAAATAGGCTATCTTATCCTGTGGTGACCCGCCTTCTGAACGAGTTGTTATAAAAGCGGGCACTGCCGTAGAAATGTTAGTTATGGATAAATTAGATTGACCATTTTCGCTTATATATATTCCCGGATAACTCGTGATAACAGACATAGAATAATCCTGTTTTATCAGGCGGTTTGAATCGTGATCCGATCCGCCATTAGAGTCACCTGCTGAACGGCGATTTCAGTACTGGTAGCGTCAAAAGAGGGTGACGTCAGCGAAGTGGGAAAGGCATTGGCGACATTCCAGCTCATCAGCACTTCCGTGCCCGCGTCATTGGTCAAACTGATCATGATATCTTTCTTTTCCACCTGGTTGAGCTGGATGGAATTAATCCATTTATATAGCGCATTCTCCCCTGGAAAAACGCCTTTACTTAACGTGATACTCGGTGTCTGGCGCTGCCCGGGCATTTTGAACCAGTTTCCCGTCCCATCGCGGTATTCTATAGTATCGTAATTGATATCCAGACCAGAGGCGCTGGTAAACGGTACCTGCTCATCGCCCAGGGTCACGATAAAGCGATAGGTAGGAATAGGATACTGCACGGCGATCTCTTCAACGGTTGTAGCCATTATACTTACCTCTCTTATTGCAGTTAATTATTACTCTATATGATTAGAAAACCTGGCAACCTATATATGCGTTAAAATATCAAGCATCAATGAACAACCTCGCCGCAAGCGGCGGGGAATATAACCCTCAGAGATTTATAACAAGCACGCTACCGCCCCTGACTGACGTCAGTTTTTTTTCATGCTCATAAATAAAGAAACGCGTTTAATTGTGCCGCTTATTTCAGGAAGAATGCGCGTTCGGCTTCTCTTCGGCGTACCAGACCGGGGAGCGTTTTACCGCCGGCATGGACCCAACGCCCAAATTCTTGCGCCGCGCGTCATTGATTTTGCGCCGGAGATCCGCAAGGCTATCTACACCACCAACGCCATCGAATCGCTAAACGCCTCGTTGCGTAAGGTCACCAAGACGCGGCACATGTTCCCGACAGACTAATCGGTGCTGAAACTGCTGTATCTGGCCCTGCACAATATCTCAGCGAAATGGACGATGCTCCTCCAAAACTGGAAACCCGCCATGAGCCAATTTATGCTGATGTATGGAGACCGGGTGACGCTATGACAAGCCATTTACACAAAAAATTTTACAGACTCAATTTTTTACACACCCACTGCCTTAGCTTGTTGATTGGCTAAACTGCAGGATAATAAACTCCGCCGGCCGCACCGCCGCCATGCCAATTTGTACAATCATCTTGCCCGCAACCACATCCTCTGGTCGCATCGTCTCCTCCTCTCCTATCTTCACAAAAAAAGCCTCCGCCTCGGTATTGCCCGCTAACGCTCCTTTGCGCCATAACGCGGAAAGATAGTTATATACTGCTGCGCGCGCGCGCGCCCAGGTCAATGAGTTGTTCGGTTCAAACACCATAGGCTGTAAGATCCTCTTGATGTCACTCTCTGCAGCATTGAACAGGCGACGTACCGGCACATAACGCCACTTGTCACAATCCGACAACGTGCGAGTCCCATAGATCACCGGCCCTTTCCCAGAGAACCACCGGATGACGTTGACACCCTGCTCATTCAGCCGCCCCCGTTCCTCCTCACTAACCAGAGCTTCCAGCCTCCTCACGCCGATGAGTGATATATTGGCCGGCGCTTTCCACACTCCGCGCTCGCGATCGTTGCGGCAATAGGCACCGGCAACCGCGGACGAAGGACAAAGCGAGGCATCATGCAATGGTGAAACACTCTGACGAATCAAGGCATATGATTCGGGATCCAACGTTTTAAGCTGTGCTAAATTTGCGACCGCTGAGTCCCAATATCCAACCACTTCAATGGCTTCGTCATTAACATCAGTGGTGATTTGCAATGAAGGATAATAAACGGCCGTTTGTTGCCGTTCAACGCCGGAGATGACTGTTCCATCCGGGCTATCGGCCAGCAGGAAATAAGCAGGGGATTTTTGTAACAACGGATTCAGTGCTTGGTAGACTTCTTGTTTGGTTCTGGGGATTGCCAACTGTGCTAGGCTGGTATCTGTGTCAGCACATACCAGCAGAGAAGCGTCCGGGCACCGGGTACGGATAACCTCCGGCAAAGCGGCCAGCTCGGTATCAGACCCATCAGCGAGCGGCAGAATATAACAGGGGCCACCACCATTGATAAAGTAAAGCTCAACCGCTCTGTAACCTGAAGAGAGGCTGCAGTCTAATTTAAAAATATTCCCAGTTGCATATTTTCTTGAATAATTCCAAAATTCAACATCAACACTGCCTTTAGATTGTGGTTTTGTCTTAACGGTTAAGATAGCCTGATTCACATCCCTAACGCCTACTTCCCAATTTTTATCGATTTCAACTTCTTGCTTATATACCTTTCCTTGATCCGTCTCCACTGTCCATAACCTATCAAAATCAACATCGATATTCGCTGTTGATTTACTTAGATATTTCATACGTAATTCCCAATAACCGGCGGAATTATATTTCATTCTGATATCAAAGCGTAGAGTTCCGCCACTGATACAGTTAGGGGAGGAAACGCTTACCAGTGCCTGTCCAGGCCTTGGTTTGATAGAATGCCCTTTTTCTTTATTGTGCAAATAAACACGGGCTGGACAGAACAT